AACATGCTAGCAGGTAAATTTTGGTAATAGAGGTATCTCCTTTCCATATCTCACCACCAGACTAAAAGTTCTAAAGCTCTATTTTCCTCCATAATACGCCATTTTACAAGAAATAGGCAACAAAAAAGCCAACCAATGCTATATTAGTTGGCTTTTGAGACCACTAACTACACCATTTAGTTAGCAAAAAAGCCCGCTTGCACATATCTATTCTTATGCGCAAACAGACTGGAAGTAATTGGATAAAAGCAACCACGCCTTGGGCTACGTTTTTCAATATATTTTTGATTACGACCAGTTATATATTTCGTAACAGGCGCGTGTTGGTCGAACGCATTTTTCACACGAAATTCGTTTATGTTTCAAGCTTCTTGGTTAATTCTTTCCGTCAAGCATCATCCATATCATACCCGCTACTTTCCCATCTCAACCTTTCCATCTCTGCCGCGACATCGACAACATACGGATTTCGTTCTACTGCTGTTTCTTGGCTGATGATGTTGATTTCTCGCAATACCTTCAAATTTTCCGCTATCTCTTTGTCGTTGCTCGGTCTTGCAAAGTGGAAATGATAATCTAAGCTATCAAATTCCTCATCGGTGAACGCGACGCCTTTCAAAGCTAACATTTTCCGAATAACATTAAACCTCTGATCCATTCCAGCCCGCATGTATTTAGCATTTAACGCGCCTTTCATGTCGGCCAAACTGAATAGTAACCTAATGCTAACTTCAGACAAATTACTGATGTCTGTTTTGCTCATCGACACCGCCGGAACATTTGCAATGTCCAACAAAGTGCTTGTCAATGTTTTATAGATGCTCTCAAACCCTTTGTGATCAAAAGGATTGCTTTTGAATTCAAAATCACTTCCATATTCCAACACCAAACCGCCACCAATAACATCTTTTGGCAATCCATCACCCTTTAATTGTTGCCCGATCAAAACAGGAATACCTGTCAAATACCTATCATACGCATCTGCCGTTTTGCTGATCAATTCCTCCATATTGTCCAAAATGGGAATCAAATCCAGCAAATCACTTCTGCCCAAATCGCCCAACTCGTCCTGATTGTGATAGATGATCGGCAACCCTGAAATGTTAACATATGTTCCAACAAGCCTTAAATCTCCACCTTCGTTTGTCCAATGTTCTACAGTTTCAGATGTATAAACAACGTAATGATCAATATTTTCAACACAAAAATGCTCGATCAAAGCCACATAGTTGTTGCGATCATCAAACACAGGATAGCAGTCAGCAGAATCAAGTAGTTTAGAACGGATATTCTGTTCATCGTCAAAATAAACATACTCACAACAAAAACCATACTTTACCATGCGATCAAGTATATCAAAATCAGTCGAATGATACCGTCCACGTTTATAAACGCTCTGATATTGCTTTACGACGTTTTCATTGCCTGTCAGTGTGATTGGATTACTTAAAAGATACGTCGTCGTAAAATTCACCATAGTTTTTGCAAGCTGTAGAACAATCTTTTTGGGATGATATTCTTTACCGTTGAACATGTATGACGGTTTATCAAGGATTTTATGCTTGCCGCTCAAGTACTCTTTCAAATCCAAAATCTGCCTTACACGCTGTTGATGATATACCTGACCAACTTCATCAACAAACCAATCTTTTTTTCCATCGTATTTTTTTGCTATATATGATTCCAACATCATTTTCAACCCCCCAATTATGCAACATCCACATAATACCGATTAGCCTTCAAACCAACGACGGCCATCATAAGACTAATCACCAAATCATGATGATGGCCGCTTGTTCGCTTGTTTCCGCTATCTCTGTATGTTTGCATTTGCTGTAGTGTTTCTTTGCAATGTACTTTAATTAATCCCGTTTCAAACGCTTCTTTTGTATCTGTCGTAACCTGACTTTTGGTCATGGCTGTACTCGGAAAACCCAATTTGTAGTCACTTCCGCCTTTTGAATCAAAATGACGGTGCCTGTATAGATTCAGATACGGATCGTTCGTTTCCTTCCTCAAACGTTCCAGCAGACTTGTTCCGAATCCATTTCTTTCAACAACCACAAAGGCATAGTTGAAAAACAACCCCAACGATCTGACTATCTCACAAAAACGATAAACCGGAACATCATTTCTGTAGAAGCTAACCACTTGTTCACCAGTATCATCAAAAATCGTAATTGTGCTAAAGTCACCTTGCCCACCAGCGGCAACATCCACACCCGCAAAATATCGTTTGCCACGCTTGGGTAAATGGAAAATCTCCAACCCTCTGCCGACATATTGAATCAAGTTTTTAGGTAGTTCGTTTTGAAGTTCTTTTTTTGTCAATGGCGGCAATGTATGATTTAGATTTTCCAAAATCTTAGATTGATCAAAAACGCTGATACCTGTGCTAATGAAAGCCTGCACATCATGCGCCGGGTATTCCTGATAGAAAATGTTTTTATCTTTATCCTGTAGTACATATTGCCGCCACATTAGCATGTTTAAGCTACAACCCATTGCATGTAACTGTTTTTCTTCAGGATCTAAATCCTTTGCAGACAAACGCCTACCTTTGTTATTTTGCTGGAACCACTTGACGGCTAGCTGGATGTCATAGCGAAATTGCTTTTCATACGCCGACGAAAAGAAAGGGTAAAAAAACGCTTTGTACTTACTTCTTCCCTTTTTGGCTTGGTCGTATAGTTGCTGAAAGTAGTTAAACCCATTTGCCGTTGTTTCAATCACAATTTTTGCTTTTTCATTTTTCATTAACGCCGGTTCAATTGTTGTTAGTACACCTTTTAAATCTTCATAAAATGCCGCTTCTGATAGCAGAACATACATGAACGTCCTTCCGCGTCCCAAGTCCTTGTTTGTCCCAGCAGTCGTTGAAACGATTCGGGAACCATTTTCAAAAAGCAGTTCATCTCTGTTTTCGCGCTTAACATCGCTAAAGATATTTGGGTATTTTTCTCTTGGTAAATGGCTGTTCATGCGCTTGATTTTCTCAAACAAATCTTGTGCCGCTTTTCCCTCATACGAGACAATCAGGTAATGGGTATTTGGATTCGTCAAAGCCATATAAAGACAATAGGCCAAAGACAGGGTTGTAAAACCTAACTGCCTTGGCTTCAGTACGATATTGTACCTGTCCCATTTGCTTACAAAATCCTTTTGCTGATCATTTAACTCAAACGGATTCAGATTCCCGTCATTGTCAACGATCTTAATAAAATTTTTACAAAACAGTTCAAAGTTGCCCATAATCTTCCGCAACTTCTGTTGCCTTGTCATCACCACACCCCCAATCAAACAATCAGACCGTCGTCCTCATCTTCATCTTGTTGGAGCAATCTTTTTTCGGCCTGTTTGCTATATGCTTTCAAGTCCTTTCCAATCTGCAAAAATAGCTTGATGCTTTTCTCGTCACCGGCTTTGGCTTTTTCTGCAACGCTGTTATAGATTTCTTCCAAATCCTGATCAAACTTCGTGTTTAGAAAAATCGCCAACAAACTGCGATATTCCTCGGTTTTCTCCCATTCCAATAGGCTGTTGAATGTTTTAAGTTCAAGATATTCTAAAAATTCTTCTGGCGTTTTCTTTGGTAGTCGTTGGTCATATCGCAAATCAAATTTCCATTTGAAATACTCACGTTTTCGGGTTGGTACTTTTTTCAATGCCTCATAGATGTTCATCTTAATACCTCCTAAAAAATTAAAAAGACAGGCGTTTAACCTGTCTCTTATTTGTCACCAATTGAAGTTTCTATTGTAAAAAATGTTATAATGGCTATATAGTCAAAAAGTAATCAACACATTTCCTTATAGCTTCAACAAATTCCGGTTTTCTTCTCATATCTAATTTAATATTTTTTACTTGTCGATATTCTTCAGGTACATGGTAAAATGGATCATCAGGACTAGTTAACGATGCATATTCCTGCTTTCTGTTTTCATGTTCTTCTATCGCCCATTCAATGATTTTGTTTTTTAGTTTTAAATTAAGTGCTTCGCTGTGATCAAAACTTTCCCCAAATTTTTCCTCAATATCCTCAAGAAGTTCAAGCAAATTTTCCTCGTTAAATACAATTACATCATACTCTGTGTAATCATATTCTATTTTTAATTCTTCAAATAAACGCTTTTCTCTTAATTTATAAAATTCTACTTCTTTACCCAACTTTATAGCCATTTGTTTGCTTGAGACACCCATTTTATTAAGTAATTCTTTTTCAATTTTTTCTATTTTCTTAATAAGCTCCGGTGTGGCTGTTTTAACGTAGCCATCATTGGCATCTTTATACCTATGACTTATACCATAAATAATGCTTCCATCTCTTCTTAACCTGTTTAGAGACTTTGTAAAGAATTTTTTGATTTTGTCATACGTGTTCCTATAGAAATCCAGAATATACCATTCATCTATCTGCAATTCTTTAGCATAGGATTTGATTTTAAATTTCAATTCAAGAAAATCATCATTAACAATATCGAACATATATGCAATATTTCTAATCGTCCCATTAAAACCGAATTCTTCATTACATTTTTTCAAAATCAGATAATCAATATGCTCACCATAGATAAACCTTCTTGCTCCACCGTTGTTTACACGTCCGTCAATTTTTGGTTTGGGCGTGTCGTATATCTTTGTGATTTCCCAATTATACCTACCATGTTCAGTCCAATCAAAAAATCTTCGCCATTCATTAAGCTGGATAATTTTTTGTTTACCGCTACAATATTTTGCACCGATGGTTTCACAAATATGTTTATATCCTCGATATGTTTTTAGCTCCAGTTTTGAAATATCCATTGCCTAATCATATCTCCTCTATTTTTTATGATTTTTGCATTTACGATTTGTCACCTTTTGTGGTTCCTATTTTGTGGTTCCTATTAATTTGCTTAAGGATTATTATATAATTAATATATATGAACTTCAATAAGTGACAAATCAAATAATTACCTTCCTGTCTTTCCATCTTTCCAAAATCATTTTTAAGTCGTCCGTTTTTTCAAACAAAGCAAACTCATGATTGGTTTTCAAGCATCTTGCCCTTGTTATGTATTTATGTCCTTTTTTCACAAGGTATTTTGAAAGATTGCGGTCATAGCAAAAGAAATACTTGCTGTGGTTATTCATTAATTTTTCTCCTTTCTTTATGCGAATCTGGCGTAAACATCAAGACCCGTCACAGTAGCGTTTGAAAAATTCCATATTCCTCGCGCTATGATTTGATCATGTACAAGATTTCCTCCTACCATTCGTGACGTACCAATATTAATTGTCGCGTGATGATTGTTAGATATCCCAAAAATATCAATTCCATTATCAGCAAAAATAACCACCCTATTCTCGTGACTTAATCCAATTACCGGGCCAAAATCACTTCTGTGGAAAAATATCTCTCCACTATCTCTTCCGTTATTAAAAAATTTAATCATTCCCGTACTACCATCTAAGCTAATACCATCTTCTGTATTTCCATTCATAGATAGTAATTCAGATCCTTCTAATTTCAAATATCTTCCCGATGTTCCAGTCATTATTGTAGGAGAATATATTATTCTGTTATTTATAAACGTACCCCCACTATAAGTACCATTTGCGATACTTGTTGCAGATACCAAAGCGGCAGTGGCAATATTTGAAGCATTTGTAGCAACTGGATCGCTATTAACATTAGACCAATTTATGCTTCCACCATTAATCGTTATATTGCTTGCAACAACTGCTCCTGCTGAATTGACAGTAAATGCGCCGTTTCCAATATTAATTGAACTACCGATGATTTCGCCGTTATTGAAAGATGAATTCGTAAATATTGCAGATGTCGCTCTCAAGTTGCCCAATATATCAACCCTAAATGGAGCAGATGAAAAGGTATTATGACCAAGATAAATGCCGTTGCTATCCGCCTTAAAAACACTGTTCCCGGAACCTATTGTAATGTTGCCTCCGAAAACAGCATTTCCATCAGAATCAAGAGATATTTGATTGCTCCACACTGGATTTGAAGTAGTGCCGGTGTTTTTCTGTATCTGGATGCCGCTAGTGGGATTGATGTTGATTCGGCTTTTGTTGTTGTTGGATATCATTTGTAGATTCATTTTTGTTACTGAAATACCGTTTTGGTCTATGCTTAAATCCCCAGCTTGATTTTGTATTCTTAGCTCATTTCCCAAGACGTAACAAGGGAACAAGTGCTTGTAATCGTCAAATCTTTTTAGTGGTTTACTGTCAGGAATTTTGAACGTGTCTGACAAATAGATTCCTTTGTCTTTGTCTAAAATATGAAGCGTCAATATACCGCCTACTTTTTCATCAGCAAGACTGCTATAGACAAAAGCGTACAACTGGAAAACATCCATATGGCCAAAGTTCAAGCTGGCAAGTTCTTGAGCCTTTTTCGTGTAGACACCACTAGTTATGATTGATGTTTGTCCGGGTGGTGCTATGTTTTTCAGTATCTGATAGTCTTTCTTATTATTAATGCTGTAGAACGTTGGCTTACCATTTTCGATAGTAGCAATACAAAACTCAAGGAAACCAGATGGATTTTTTTCGACCAAAAAAGGGAATTTACTTTTGAATTGTTTACCTGTTTCTTTCATGATCAATTGAAGTGATTCAATAGATTGATCTTCCGATTTTTTGAACTCATCAATAATTAAATCACAAATTAATTTTTGTCCAGCTGTAAAAATAATCTTATCGTTTACAATATGTAGCTTTTTCGCATCATCACTGATCCAGTAAGCTTGTGCATCATCGGAAGCTACAAGTGATTCACTAATTCGGCTATCTGCGCCAATAGCAATGATTTGTTCTGTCTGAAGAATTAGGCACAAACTCATTTCACTACACCCCCTTCTAGTGGCTCAAAATAAACACATTTTCGCAAATGCGGCTTTTCACGCTCATACATGCATTTGTTTTCCTTGTCAATGTTGAAAAGACAATGGCCGTTGATGTAGGAAGTACAAAATTTACCTTTGTGCATTTTCTACCATCTCGTCAATATACTTTTTGTACTTTCTGACCAGTTCGTAGCCTAGCATCACATGTCCCTTTTCAAACCGACAAAGATGTGGTGCGCTGATCCCGATAGCTTCGGCAACTTCCTTGAGTTTTATATTGTGGGCGATTCTTTTTATTCGATAATCATTAACTTTCATGTTTGTCTCCTCCTTAGAAAATTTCTTACATAGAATGGAAAAGAAAAAAGCAGGGGGATGGTTACCCCTGCTTTGTGGCTTTAGTGGTCATTCTTTAAGTCGGAATTGTGCAACAGCCTTCCTGCTACCAACTCGCAAGGTAGCTTCAGCAATCACTTGACCACGAATGCTGTCCCCAACCTTGGCTAGCGGTTCAAATGCAGGTTCGCGCAAAAAGTCCAAAGACAGATAGTTGATGTCAAACACAGTCATCTTGTCCGGGCTGGCGTGACGAGACAAGACGAAGTGAACCGTTCCGTAGTTCGTCCTGATGCTGTCAACAACTAAGCCAAATACATTGTTTTGGGCAATATAGGAATATGAATCTTTGTAGATAGCATCAATCTGCTCTTTGATATCCGCATTTACAAGCGCTAAATATTCGCCCGTCGGCAATCCCTGATCCCACAATTTTTTGACTGTTGCCTTTATGTCATTTTCTTCGATTTTGTTCGGGGTTTCACCAACAACAATATTGTCTTCATGTGCCCACTGTTCAATGCCATCCATCCTTCTGATATATGGAGAAGCAGAACCATCATTGCGCTGACCAGTAGTCAATGCTTTTTCCATTGCAACTTTGATTTCAAGGAGACGATCCGCAACTTCTTTGCTGAACAGTTTTCCTTGGCCGCTAACATTGATCGCGTTTGCTGTGCCGGAAATTGAAACGCCCTTTTGGAAAATTTGAAGCGGGTTGTTTAATTCAGCACGTCCGCTTTCGTAAAAAGCCACGTTTTCATTCCCTTCGGTAACGGAAACATCAACGGTTGTATCAAGGGAACGTTCCCGCCAAGTGTGGATTGCTCCGTTTGCTTTGCCAGTCAATCCTTTTGAAAGCAGTAGACTGGTAAGCGGTGTGTCTTGTACTCCAATGGTTACTATTTCTTTCGCAAGGGAAATGGATTCGCTAGTTGTTAGACTATTTGTTTTAAGCATTTCACATCGTCCTTTCGTTTCAGTTGAATAGTTTCGATAGTTTTGCATGAATCATGCCAGCCACATCATTGTTTTTCTCTGCTTTGCTATAGGTATCCATATTTTTGTGATCATGTGGCTGGTAGCTGTTTTTCAGTTTGCGGTTCTCGATGATTTTGGTTAGTTTTTCAAGTTTTTCTTTTAGATCATTATCATCTTTGACTTCCAATATCTCAACAAAATCATCCAGATCGGCATCTTTAAGAGCGGCCACTACTTTGGCTTGCAGTAGTTCGGCTTTCAATTGCTTAATTTGCTTTTCCGCTTCGGTTTCTTCTTTGGGTTTGTATTTTTGCAATTCTTCAACCTCTGCCTGCAACGGTTGCAAAATCTCCTGTTCCCATTTTGATTTCGCTTCGCCAATCATCTGTTCAACCTGCTCTTGTGTGTATTGCTCCATTTTTTTCATCTCCTTTTGCAAGAAATTTCTTTTCAAAGAAAGAAAAAAATATCCCTTTCGCACGAAGCGCAAAGGATATTTAGAAATTGGATTCAAGTTTGTTGTTCAACAAGCTAAAAAACGTTGAAGTTCCGCCAAATTAAGTTAACTATACAAGGATGGATCTTTTCGAAGTTTCAAGCATTGCTGGCGGCACGAACAATCTCCGCCGTCAACGCATTTAATGCGGCAGATTATGAAAATATATCGGCACTACTTATTGACTCTGGCGCTGGCGGTGGCGGACGCGCTTTGACTTTGAAGGTATAAATTCCATTTCATAATTATTGTCTGAAATAGGTGTTTGTCTGCCTGTTTTCCTGTTACTGTGACTTTTTTACAAATCTTTGATCGA